AGACGCTTGACAAGGGGAGCCATCTTCAGGTTCTTTTGGTAAGCAGCGATTACTTCATCGCTCCAGATTTCTGGGATAAAAGTCCCAGCAGCAGTTTTGTCTACTACAGCATTAGCTGTAAAATAGGCACCAGAGGTTTCACCAGCCATTGTAATTCTCCTTTAGGCTATCGGACCCGACCCTCTGAGTACGCTTTGAGTAGTTCGTCCGACATGGACTGATAGCGCTCTGGGTCGGTTCTCATAAGTTTAATAATGTCAGCACGACGATAAACTTTACGACGAGATCCTTCTGCTGTTCCGCGAGCGTTGCCTGTTGATGCAGTCTTAACTGAACTCTTACGCGCTGCTTTTTCTGCTTGTGCAGTCTGTTGAACTATCTGGTTGCGCTCTTTCCAGAGGCTAAACAGTTCGTGTGCAGAATCGTAATCGTACTGTTGGTCTGCCTGAACAAACAACTGTGTTCGGACTTTTGACCCTTTGATCCACTCAGCAAACTTGGGGTCTTGCAGTATCTGTTCCATCTCAGGATGAGAGGACTTGAGTTGTGCAAGAGTAGCCTGTTGTTTGTATTGTTGTGTGTAAGCCTGCGCTTCCTTGATCTTAGGGTGGTTGTCTATAGCTCTACTAACAGCGGTCTTAGGATCGACAAAGAAATCTACATCGTCATCGTTATCATCTTGTTGTTGCTGTTGTTGAGGTGCTTGTTGGGTTGAGAGTTGTGTTTGGATGTAATCATCAACAACTTTACGTAACTCTCCAACTTCCGTACTCTGTTTACCTGAAAACTTCTCAAGTTCTTGGTGCATCTGTACGAGGTCTTCAACAGATTTACCTTGGTACTTTTCTGGAACTTCTGGCTGCTGAGGTTGTTCCTCTTCAGGAGTCTCTACAGTATCTCGTGTGTCGAGTTGGTCTGTTGCTTCTAATTCTTCTTCCTTACGCTCATCAAGTAGTGTTGCTCGTGACATTCTAAACTTACCCCGCCTATTATTATTATTAGGTTGTGGAGATTAAATGGGAGTTGGCCTATGAGGTTTCCCGCGTGGTTTGCCCAGCCTTCTCGTGTTCACGTACCCACTTCATGTGCCTGCCGGGGAAATCCCCAGAGGAACCATCAAGGATATGTTGAGTTGCTGATACAATCTTTGTAGCGTTAGCACCACATCCGCACCTACTGGATGTAGTACCTGACTCTACAAATTCTTCAAAGGTATGTCCGTTAGTACAACGAAAATCAAATACTTTAATCATCTTCTTCTGGAGGCTTAGATGCCTCTTCGTAGTTAGTTGTAACGATAGTTTCCATGTTGATTAAGTGGGCTAATACGCTTAGTTGTCCCTTACGAAAGAACATATCGTCAGCATCTTTAGCTGCTTCTATACTGTTAATCTGTAGAGCATTGTTACCAAAGTCCTGCATAAGTTGCTTCCAGCCATCAGTAATAAAAAGACTAAAGTATGCGTCGTAGTACTGCTGTGTTTCTTGATCCATCTTGAGGCCTCTTGGGTTGTCTCTGTTGTATTAAGTGTACCTAAGTACACCTATATTATACCATACTTTTGACTAAAAGTCAAGCATTATTTTATGTAAATTTTACCGTTTCTTGGCAGTTTTCTGGGCTTTCTTAAAGGCAGAGGCCTTAGGAGCGCCTTTTGATCCCGGTTTACGCATAGTTTCACCTGATCCAGCCTTGATACGCTTGCGTTTGGCGTGGATATTAGCGTACAGTCCTTTTTTTGGCATCTTAGTAACCCTTTTTCATTGGCTTACGCTTGGGTTTAGATGCGGCCTTTTTCTTGGGTTTAGCTTTAGCTTTACTTCCGTACATCTTCATAGCCTTCTCCTTAGCGGTTTTAGAAAGATCCTTCATGTGAAACACAGGTACTGAGGATTTAGTGTGTGTTTTGCCTGAGTGTAGTGATCCGTCAGGCATCTTGTGGGTTTCTCCCGTGTGCAGAGTCCCATCTTTTTTGTAGTGCGGTACGCCTTTAGCCATCTTACCATTTCACCTTGTTTGCCCAGTAAGCCGCAGACATCTTGCCTTTGGCTATGTTTTTAGCGTGACGAGCTTTAAAAGATGCTCGTTTCTTTTTCATTTTGTCGCCTTCACCCGCTTTAGGTTTACCAGCAGTTTTAGCACCTTGCTCACCAAAGCGGATAGTTTTAACTTTGTCACCTTCTTTAGCTACAACAATGTGGCTCTTCTTAGGGTGATTAGGCGTCCTCTTTGGCTTGTTGTACCCGCTTACTCCTGCTCTTTCCAGCCGTGGATCCTTTGGCATTACTAGAGTCCTCCTTGGGGTGCAGGGCCGACATTTGGCCCTCTAGGGCCGCGACTTTGGCCTCCAGCGCCTCCAATTTGTTGAACTGGTCTTGGAACGCTTGGTTGATTTGGCTGAGAAACTGGTTCATTTCTGTTTGTGTCATTAACACCGGGAGTTGCTCCTCTGTTAGATTGGTTGTTCAGTGCTTTTTCTTTTAGTGCTACTTCAGCAATCTTGAGACGTTTCTCAAATTCTCTGTCATCTGCATCACCGTCTCTTAAGTTTCTCGTTATAGCACTAATCTTGTCAATCTCAAGCTCTTGCGGAGCCAGTTGAGCATCTACACCGTACTTAATTGCTCTAGCTTGCGATTCTGCTGCCTGTCCTTGGAGTGCTGCGGTTTGTGCTTGCTGGAACTCAAGTTGAGCTTGTTGAGCCATCTGAGCCATCTGCTGTGTCTGAGGATCTGGCTGAGATGCCTGTTGCATAGACGCAATCAACTCGTCACGGTTGCTCAGGTTCATGTTGTCGATGATACTTTGTATCAACACAGGGTAGATCGGAGAGTCTTGCTTCATGGTCTGCAACAGTTGTACAAGTTGCGTTACCTCGTATTCCCTAGCGATGATGCCCAGAGTGGACGTAGCGTTGAACTTGTAGTCAGCCACAGGGTAGTTCTCAGGGTCAAACTGCATGTACCTGTGTGCAGCCTTAGTTACAAATGGCAACAAGAACGACTGCTGGAAGTTAATGAGGGTACGCTTGTGACGCTTGATGATAGCGCCCAGAGACATACTTATACCCGCTGCTGTTGCTTCTCCGTTAACTTGACCAGCAATACCTGCAGAGTCAACGGCTCCTGTACTTTGCTGTACCATCTGTTGAAGCGCCTGAGCTTGTGCAAAAGTGATCTGACCCACTTGCCCAAAGTTGAACGGTTGAAGTACTTCACGAGGATCTCCGTTAGTTAGAATCATCTTGCCCGGACGTACTTCTGGTTTAGCCCCACGAGGCAACCTAGTTGCGTCAATAGCGAGCATTGGATGAATAGTTAGTGACAAGGCGTCGATACGTGCGCGTAGCTCAGTGTCAAGAGCCTTCTGAGAGTTGTAGCCCTTCTCACACACACCACGACCCCAGAACCTTCCGGGTACTACGTCCCAAGGGAACGCAACTACAGGGCGGTCTTGCATCATGTACGGGTTAGCTTCGGCCTTCAAGAGTGTACCACCGTTAGCGATAACCACGATAGCTTCAACGTACATAGACTCAGTTTCTACTTCTACGTCTTCAGCCTCAAGCAACTCACGAGGCACGAGTCCGTAGTACTTGGTTAACCTAACTTTGTCATCGTTGTAGATCGTGAGGTCTTGATCTGGCTCTAGGTCTGTATCGGGAGCGGCAGATTCAACGTATACGTCTCTGTACACGCCTTGTTCCTGTAGCAACTCTACGGAGTGTTTAGACACAAACTCGTCGATAGCTACGCCCATAGCGTCTTCTACAGTCGTTGCTACGGGGTCTATCAGGAAGTTCTGAGGTAGCACGGGCTTGAGTTTAACAACGATTCTGTCGGTGATGTTGACACCTACAGCTTGCAACTGTCCGTCCATGATAGGCTGAGTAGCAGGAGCCATCTCCTTGATCTCCTCAAGAACTACTTCACCTATGCCTGTACCAAAGACTGCTGAGTTAATCAGACACTCTGCTACAGCTTTGCGTACCTTTGTGTTGTCAAAGTCTTCTGTGAGCTTCTTTCGGAGGTACTGGATGTCTTGTCTGTCTTTGTCGTTAGTATCGTCAGCAATATCAAACCACTTACCTCTACCAAACGTGGCCTCCTCTAGCTCTGCTACGTTAGACTCTACGGCCTGTTGTAACGCAGGAGAAATGATTCTGGAACGCTCTGATCCTCTCTGGGAATCTGCGGGATCCCACTGTCCTCGCCAGAGTCTGTAGTACTCTTCAAACTTTGCTTCGTAGTTAGACTCGTAGTAATCACGCCAGTTTTCACACTTGGTCATTACCCACTCTTCCAGAGACTCCTCAATCATCAGGGGATCTGGGCTTAAGATTTCTTCTGCCATAGTATTGTCCTTAGAGTATTGCTACGCTGTAACCCAGTGTAAAAAACACTACGACAGAAATAGCGTAGATGCCATAGGTATTAAACTTTCTGAAAACTTCTCTTTCCACTTTAGTATCCTGCTACAACGTCTAGTATTTCGTGGTCATCAATTTCGTAATCGTAGTGGTACGCCACTTGTGCTAACTGATCTACGTAAGCTAAGGCGTCAACCAAGTCATCGTGTGTCAGAGGATCTGGGAACTGAAACAGTTGATCTAAGAATCTTGAGTTCCACTCGCCCTTGTTCAGTGTTACGTAACCGTTTTCAAAACGTCCTTGCAACGCCCACATAACCCTGTCTGTTTTCTTTTTGTTACCGTGGGTCAACTCTTCGACTCTAAAGAAAGTCCCGTAACGTTTCTGTAAGTCCAACAGAGGACTCATTACAGCTTGCTTTGCGATACCTCGCTCAATACCAACGCTAATGGGTCTGTAGTCTCTAACGGCCTGAAATATCTTGGTGGCAGTCTCGTCAAGGCTCCACCGCCCATATATAACGTTATCAACGTACCAACCATCAGGACTAACTTTAACAACAGCGATTGCGGTTTCATCTAGTTTAGAGTTCTTTGTTCGTTTCTTGTTGACTTCTTCAAAACCAGCGAGGTCAACAGCTATGTAGTAGTCTCCGTCCTCTGGTTCTTCTCCGAATTGTATCCAGTCTTCTCTGAACATCTCTGAGCCTCTGGCTTCAAACGAGGCCATGAACTCTTGTCTAAAGGCGTAACTCGACATTGATTTCTTCGCCATGTCGATTTCAGA